CTATGGACTATCCGATAGTAAAGCACTTGATGCTTTGCGCCTTCTAACCAAAGAACAAATCCAACAACTAAAAGAAAAAACCTTTACAGGTGGGTTAGGAAAATGACATGGTTGATATATCTAAGTTTGTTGAGGTCACCCTAGTAGAACAGGATGACTTCTTGAAGGTTCGTGAGACATTAACCCGTATCGGTGTGTCCTCACGGAAAGAGAAGGTGCTCTTTCAATCTTGCCATATTTTGCATAAGCAGGGCAAGTATTATATTGTACATTTCAAAGAACTGTTTGCTTTAGATGGTAAGATATCTACAATTACTGAGAATGATATACAAAGACGAAACGCAATTGCCAATTTATTAGAAGAATGGGGCTTGCTGAAGATTTTAAACTATGATGTAGTAGAGAATAATATGGCACCAATTCACCAGATCAAGATCATTGCTTTCAAAGAGAAAGATGAATGGGAATTGATTGCTAAGTATAACATAGGTAAAAAGAAAAACGATTACTAATATGGTGAATGATTATGTACAAAGTGAAAAACAATTTGGTCAGACTTGTAAATAAGTATACCAAAGAAGAAGTGTTTACTAGAGATTACGATGATGTGATTAGAGAAGGCGCCAATGAATTCGTTCGGGTCTTTACTCAATCAAATCCTCAAAGAACTTATCTTGTCAATCGCACAGCGTTTGAGGTTGTCAAGTAAGTCGTGATGCCTTCGGGGTCACGTATTTTAACTTGCTTAATAAGGAGAAAACTATGACTATTACTGGTCGATTTGGTCCATCTATTTTAAATCAAACGTTGGGCTTTGAAAACTTCATTCGTGATGTAGAAGCAATTCTAAATGACACTAAACCCGTAAGTAATTTTCCACCACACAATATCATCAAAGCAGATGAGAACAAGTATGTGGTAGAACTTGCTGTCGCAGGTTTTGCGAAAGATGAAATTGATATTCAAGTACAAGAAGGTAACTTGACAATCAAAGGTGAGAAGAAAGATAAAGATGAGTTAGATTACTTACATCGTGGTATCGGAACCCGTTCTTTCACTAAAGTAATTACTATTGCAGACACCATTGAAGTTAAAGGTGCTGAAATCAAAGATGGTATTCTACGTGTTGGACTTGAGAACATCATTCCAGAACATAAGAAATCACGCAAGATTGAAATTGGTAATGAGTTCTTTCTAAATCGTGTAGGTTTTTATAATAAAGAACCTCAACTTCTACAAGAAGAGAAGAAAGCAGCATAAAAGGTGGGGGCTTTATGCCCCACTTTCCGAAAGGTATATAATGGATAGAAATATAGAATCATATCTCAAAATTTTTAAGGTACTTTCTGAAGAAGATTGTATTAAGACTGTCAATGCCCTGGAAGAGAAAGAAGAAGAATTCGAGACACATCAATTCTACAATTCACGGGATGGTTCATATAAATCATATGAAAATGAACTTTCAATAGCATATTCTCAGATCGAAACAAAAGATTTGATTATGAAAGAAATATGGAATACTATTCATCGATATTTTGATGGACTTAAATTTGGATGGTTCAACGGTTGGAATGGATATTCAGATGTTCGTTTCAATCGATATCGTACTAATACGGAAATGAAACTTCATTGTGATAATATCTATTCTTTATTTGATGGAAAACGTAAAGGTGTTCCCACATTAAGTATTCTCGGTTCCTTGAACAATGATTATAAAGGTGGTGAACTTGTATTTTGGAACGATACCGTTGTTGAGTTAAAGGCAGGTGAAATAATGATATTTCCTTCTAATTTTTTATATCCACATGAGGTCAAACTGGTGACAGAAGGCACACGGTACTCATTTGTTTCTTGGACATGGTAATGAAATCTAATTCAAATTTTAAAATGAGCAAACCATTGAAGGTCATGTTGACTGGTATGGAAGGTAAACGTAAGAAAGATTTTCGTGATGCAATGATATCCGCAATCATTGCACCAAAGATTGAGTTCAAAAAGAAAAAGAAAGAGGGACTGGATGAAGCAACAAATAATTGAATCTAACGAAGGTTCAGTTATTATTTTGGATGATGTATATCCACAAAACATCTATAGTGGAATAACAAATCAAGTTTTAGATTTAATACAATTAAGAAAAATTAATAATCATAATGAGATAGGTACCGCTACAGAAAATAATATCAATTATCTTAGTCATAGAAAAGGTTTGTGGATAGACCGTTTTTTTAAAAATAATCGACAGGATTTTTTATATTTTGTGGAACAAAAAAACACACTCAAAGAAGTCATCTCAGATATTAAATCAATTCCTTTTATTTTTCGCGGTATAAAAAATACTAATTTTGATGAAAGTCTTTTGGGTATCTATTCTAAAAATGATGTGTATCATCTACATAAAGATATTTCCGCGTACACAACAATCTTTTTCTTACATGATGAAAAAAAGTTTTCGGGTGGTGATTTAATTTTTGACGATATGGACTTAAAAGTTGAATTTGTTAAAAATAGATTGATAATATTTCCTAGTTGGGTGTATCATCGAGTTAGTGAAGTTTTATATCCACAAGATTATGAACCAAAATTTAATGAGTTTAGAATGTCAATAACAACTTTTTACAAGATTAAATAGAGTGAGCACTTACTTCTAATATTATGAAAACTAAATTTATACAAGCGCACATGAAGGCAGCAGAAGTTTATGCTGAATTATCATCGGCAACACGCCTTCATGTTGGTTGCGTAGTGATAAAGGACAACACAATCATTGGTATCGGGTATAACGGTATGCCATCGGGTTGGGACAATACATGCGAAGTTACGATATATGTTCTTAAAGATGAATGCCAGAATACAGACTTAGAAATGAGACAGCACGGTTATACCGAAACTACTCATGGTTGGGTAAAGAAAAAAACCAAGCGTGAAGTTCTTCATGCCGAAACCAATGCTCTAGCAAAGGTTGCTCGATCTACCAATTCTTCCGAAGGTGCATCATTGTTTGTTACCCATGAACCTTGCCTAGACTGTGCTAAAATCATACATCAAGCAGGAATCAAAGAGGTATATTACCGCAATGAATATCCTCGTGCTGATGGTGGGGCACAATTTCTAAAAAACTGCGGTATAGATGTACATAAACTTGACAAAGAATGAAGGTCTTGATATACTGTTTATAGTTTCAATTTTATGGAGTTAATATGAGTAGCACAACTAGAGTAGCAAAACAAATCGCAGAAACAAATCCTAAGTATCCTAAAGCATACAAATATGATGTTGTCTATCGTGAGTTCGACAACATGGTTGAGTTGATCGGTCTTGTTGACGATCCTACATATGACATCGCAGACTTCCGTGGTCGTGAGATGTTGTTTCCTAAAAAATGGGTGACACTTGATGTCCTCGAAACTTCAATGAGGGTGGCAGCATGAGTAACATTAAACTAATCACTTTTACAACACAACAAACAATCATCGCAGAAGTTATTGATGATGGTGATTTTGGCGTACTGGTTATAAATCCAGTGCAAGTAATTGCAGTACCACCACGAAATGCTAGTGATCAAGGTGGTGTAGGATTTGCACCATATCTTGCATACACCGAAGAGTTTGATAAAGGTATCACAATCAGACAAGAAAATATATTTTGCATCACAACTCCAATCAGTGATCTGCTGGAACAATATCGTAAAATGTTCAGTCGTATTGAAATCGCACCTGCTGGTTTAAAACTTGTTTGAAACTATAACGAAAACTATGAATGAGTAAATATTACACAAACGTTGCAGTACACGGTAACAACATATTGTTTCGTGGTGTAAACAATGGTCGGAGAGTTAAAGGCAAAGTCCCATACTCTCCGACGTTGTTTTTACAATCAAACAAACCTTCTGAATGGCGTTCATTGTTTAATGAGCCATTGGAGCCTATGAAATTTGAAACCATTAGGGAGACTAGAGATTTTGTTAAACGTTATGAAGAAGTTTCAAACTTTAAAATCTATGGTAATACAAGGTATGAATACGCATTCATTGCTGACAATCATAGAGGCATCATTGATTGGGATATTTCTCATCTATCAGTTGTCATAATCGATATTGAGGTTGGATCGGAGAATGGTTTTCCTGATCCATACAAAGCGCATGAACCTATTACTGCTATTGCTATTCATCAATTGAATGGTGGTACTACAGTTTATGGTTGTGGTGAATATAAAGTGAAAGGTGAAGAAACATATGTCTTATGTGAAGATGAAATCGATTTGTGTAAACGGTTTCTTGCTGATTGGTCAGTCGATCCTCCTGACGTTGTTACTGGTTGGAATATCAAGTTCTTTGATATACCTTACATTGTCAATAGGTTTACACGTGTACTTGGCGAAGATAGCGTAAAGAAACTTTCTCCTTGGGGTGTGTATTCTCAACGTGATACCAAGTTCAAGGGTAAAGAGCAAACGGTATATGATATTGTTGGTGTTGCTGCATTAGATTACATGGAACTATATCAATGGTATGCGCCTGGTGGTAAGTCACAAGAATCATATCGTCTGGATAATATCGCACAAGTAGAACTTGGTGAAGGTAAGATTGCATATGATGACTATGACAGTCTGCATGAATTGTATAGAAAGAACTATCAATTATTCATTGAGTATAACATTAAAGATGTACACTTGATTCTAAAGATGGAAGACAAGTTGAAGTTGATTGAATTGGCTTTGACTCTTGCGTATGATACCAAGTGTAACTATGATGATGTATTTGCACAAACACGCATGTGGGATGCAATCATCTATTCGTACCTGCTCGATAAAAAGATTGTTGTTCCACCACGCCGTATTAGTAAAAAGACAGAAGCATTTGAAGGTGCATATGTTAAAGATCCACAAGTTGGTTTGCACAATTGGGTTGCATCATTTGACTTGAATTCTCTGTATCCGCATTTGATTATTCAATACAATATCTCACCAGAAACATTAATTGATTCTGAGGACTATGATGAAAACATGAGGTCTTTGGCATCAAAAGCATCTGTCGATAAATTGTTGTATAAAGAATTGGACACTGATGATTTGAAAGATGTATCAATTACTCCAAATGGTCAATTCTTCCGAACGGACATACAAGGCTTTTTACCAAAGATGATGGAAGAAATGTATGAAGATCGAAAAAAGTTTAAAAAGTTGATGTTGAAGTCTCAACAAGATTATGAGAATGAAAGTGATCCAAAAAAGCAATATGAAATTGAAAAACTAATTGCACGTTATAATAATCTACAATTAGCCAAGAAGGTATCGTTGAACTCTGCTTATGGTGCTATGGGTTCACAGTATTTTAGATTTTATGATCTTCGTATGGCACTTGCTGTCACTACCGCTGGTCAGTTGTCTATTCGTTGGATCGAGAATAAATTAAACCAATACTTAAACAAACTACTAAAAACTGAAAAAGATTATGTTATCGCCTCTGACACAGATTCGATTTATCTCAACCTTGGTCCGTTGGTTGATAGCGTCTACAAAAAGGGAAAGGAACCTTCAGCAGTTATCACATTCATGGACAAGGTCTGTGAAGATAAAATTCAACCGTTCATCGATGAGAGTTATAAAGAACTTGCTGAGTATGTACATGCGTATGACCAAAAAATGATTATGAAACGTGAAGGTCTTTCAGATAAAGGTATCTGGACTGCCAAGAAACGTTACATTCTCAATGTGTACAACAATGAAGGTATTCAATATAACGAACCTCATCTGAAGGTAATGGGACTTGAGATGGTAAAGTCATCTACACCTGCTGCGGTGCGTGAGAAGATGCGACAACTTATCAAACTGATTGTTACTACAGATGAATTAACAGTGCAAACATTTATTGCCGAGTTTAAAGAACAGTTCAAATCATTGCCTGTTGAAGAGATATCTTTTCCGCGTGGATTGAATGGTTTGAGAGAATATTCGGACTCTTCTACGCTATATAAAAAAGGCACACCAATTCATGTAAAAGGTGCGATACTTTATAATCATTTCCTAAAACAACAGGGCTTGACAACTAAGTATCAGTCGATTCAAGAAGGTGAAAAACTAAAATTCACTTATCTTAAATCACCGAATCCATTTAAAGACTCTGTGGTATCTTTCCCAACAAGATTACCAAAAGAGTTTGGTCTACAAGAATATATTGATTATGATCTACAGTTTGAGAAAACATTTCTTGATCCAATCAAAACTATTCTTGATTGTATTGGTTGGGAAACTGAAAAACAAAATACTCTAGATTCATTCTTCAAATGATAAACGCCATTCTACCATTTATTACTGCAATCGCTCTGTCTGGTATTGCAGCATACTATTCAGTTATTGGTCTTGCACAGATATTTCCTGGTTCATACTGGCCTATTATCATTATGGGTTCGGTACTTGAAGCAGCAAAATTGGTAACAGTATCTTGGGTATACAATAACTGGAAAGAAACATTTTCTGCATTGAAAGTGTATTTTCTGATTGCAGTTATATTGCTCATGGGTATAACTTCAATGGGTATTTTTGGCTATCTTTCAAAAGCACATATTGAACATTCATCAAGTATTGCACCATTGGTTGAAAAGGAATTTATTTATGATGAGAAGATCAAAACGCTTAAAGAAACCATCGAGACTAATCGCAAAAATGTCTTACAGTTGGATGCGGCTGTCGACCAAGTCATGGCACGCTCGGCGGACGAAAGGGGGGCTGAGAGGTCGAACCAAATCCGCAAAGCCCAACAGAAGGAGCGCCTACGAGCGGCTGATGAGATTGCT